GATAATCTGGATTATCCACAAAATGTACTTGATTCTCCATTCCAATAGAATCTAAAAATTCCTTGAAACGATGAACATGTTTAATCCTGTCATCCCACATTACAACTCTTTCCGGGCCGTATTTTTCAATTAAGTCATTTATGAAATCCTGTTTGAACTGCATGGTAGTTCTGCCACCACTTTTAAATCCATACTCATCAAATTCCAATCCACCTTGATTGATTATTTTTCTGACCTGTCCTTCATAATCTGTATTTCTACCAGTAAGCATGACAGTTACCGCGTTAGAATTTTTTATAGATTTTTCAACCTCAGCTACCGTACTTTGAATAAAGTTATTAGGATCAATGTATTCATCGTCCATGGTAAGAGTATTCTGGTACCATCCATAACCGCCTTGTTTGATGTCACCACGAAGTCTCCCTATTACCTTATTATCCCAGAGTTTGGGATTAGGGTTAGGAGAATCAAAAAGAGTTCCGTCAAAATCAAAGATGTTAACGGTTATCTTATCGTCATTTATATCAGTAGCTTCAAACGTAGCTAAATCGTCAAGGTATGTGTTCATTTTTGTTTCTCTATAAATTGTTCTATTACATTTAATTCAGGAAGATTTCCTTTTTCGAAATTATCGAACAACCATGTATCAACTTTTCTTATCATGGCAGAAAAATCCTGTCCTTTTATTCCCTTTGAACCGATGATTTGATTGATACCTTTCTGTATTGCTGCGATCTCGGTATATTTTTCAATCATTCCATCTACGCCGGGAACATCTTGATCATTAATTGCAATATATGTTTTTCTGATTTTAGGAAAATCAGGATGCATAACTATCTTCATTGCTACATCTTTATGTATTTTATCCAATTGAGTATATGCAATCAAACCGTTCACAATAACACCAACAGAACGCTTCTCTGGGTTACTCATCGTTATTCTTGAACCAAGCTTCTGTACATCACCACTTCTCATGTCATTCATCAGAATAGCAAAGTTAATAACCGGATCTTGTGTGTTCACTTTATTGATGGATGCAATCTTTTCATCAGTCAAAGTTATCTCAGGAAGAATTGTGGTAAACAATCCAGTATCCTTCATAAACTGCAGGGCACTTCCAAATTTTTTACCGCCATATTCCATGGTCTTCCATAATTCGTCACGAACTCTTTCTATTGAAGTAGTATTGACGCTTTCTTTCATATTCTTAATAGCATCAACTACTTTATCATCAACATTGAAATCGAACCGGGCAGCAAATCTAACTGCACGTAACATACGAAGAGCATCCTCTCCAAATCTTTCGGTAGGATCTCCAACTGTTCTCAGTTTTTTTGCTTTGATATCTTCAGCACCGCCATGATAATCAATTACTTTACCTGCTGCATCTATGCCCATGGCATTAATTGTGAAATCTCTGCGTTTGCTATCTTCTTCAAATGACTGTACGAATTTTACATCATCGGGTCGTCTACCATCACCATAATCACCATCAGTTCTGAACTGAGTAATTTCATAATCTTCTTTATTGTAACGAACAATTACTGTACCGTGTTTTTCACCGCCACCGTATTCAATAGTTCTATAACGTTTCTTAATTTCTTCGATAGGAATATTGGAAGCAATATCAATATCATGCGGATTAGGATCGCCCATCAGGATATCCCTAACTGCTCCACCTACCACATATGCTTCAAACCCGGCATCATTGATTTCTTTCATCAATTTTACACCGTTTTGAATCATCGGGTCTTTATATTTATTCCAATCTATTTTCATATTTTTGACTTCGGAGTTAATTCCATCCAATATAGAATTTTCGAAACAAATAGCAAAAGCTTTCTTTATAGGTTCTATTTCTGGCGTTTTTTCACCGGAAAGAGATTCCAGAAAAGTTCCCATTTTTTTCAATTTTTGCTCAGTTTTCATGTTTCACCGTTGTTTTCTCATAGTTTATACAAAAAATATAAATCGTTTTATAAACAAGTGATGTATAAAAAAGAGAAATAATTATGAAAAGAGTAAATATATACATCACTCCTCAACAGGAGAAAGAATTAAGGGATCTTTCTGGTGCGTTGGGAATAAAAAGATCTACTGTTGTAAGAAACGCAATAGATGAATTCAAGTTAAAATATGATGATGAGATAGAAGATTTTTTAAAAGGATTCGAACAGCGTTTGTTTGATCACAATTATAACCCCACAGTTGAACAACAATTTGTAAAAACCTGTGAAGTAAATAAGAAATACTTTATCGAAAATGTAATAAAAATAAATACGGTAGACCGTGGACTGATTCCATTTGAACTTAGAGAATATCAATCAAAGCTCATTGATGTAATTGATAACTACAATGAAGTCATCATAAATAAATCCAGACAAATTGGAATGACTAAATTAGCAGCTGCTATTATCACACATTACCTAATGTTTAATAATCACAAGTTGGTATATGTGGGGGCCAATAAATTATCTCGTGGTGTTGAAATCATAAAATTAATCAGAGACATGATTATGGCAATGCCTGAATATTTAAGACCCCATATGAGTATTAGAAATAACCACTGTATAGAAATAGAAGGTACAAAGAGCAAAGTTATTCTCGGAACAACAACTAGAGATTCCATTGTAGGGTTCAAACCGGATTTTATTTATATAGACGAAGCTGCATTTATACGTAAACCACAATTTGACGGATTTTTGGATGCACTAAAACCATTAAAATACCAACCCAAAATGTTAATCGCATCTTCAACGAATGGGTTTAACACATTCTGTAAATTATGGTATGATGCACTTTGTAATTACAACAATTTAAGACCTGTTAAAATACCTTATCATTTGGTACCGAGAAGAGATGAACGGTGGAAAAGAGATGAGATTCAAAGAATAGGGTTAAATAGATTTAACGCAGAATACAATTGTGAGTTCATAGACGAGGAAAGATATGCCTTTTAAGGGAATAAATAACCTCAGAAACTTCAACGAGTCTGTCAGGATGTTACCGTGGCAGCTTGAAGAAATTAAAAAATGTGCTAGGGATATACATTACTTTGTAAATAATTATGTATACATTAACACAAAAGATGAGGGTGTACAACTTTTTAAACTAAGGGAGTATCAATCAAAAGTAATTGACTGTTACAGAGATAACCGATTTAACATTCTTAAATTCCCTCGTCAGTCTGGTAAATCAATTACCACCATGGCATATCTGTTATGGTATGGATTATTTCACAAAGAAAAGGTAATAGTAATTCTTGCTAATAAACTTGCGCTTGCGCAGGAGCAGTTAGAACACCTTAAAAACGCCTACCAGAACTTACCATTCTGGATGCAACCCGGCGTAAAACAGTGGAACAAACGTTCTATAACAACGGCTCATGACACTCGCATCGCATGTTATGCAACATCTCCTGATGCAGTTCGTGGAATGGCTATTAACGTTTTGTACTTGGATGAGTTTGCATTTGTTAAATCTCACATAGCAGACGAATTCATAGCTTCAGTATTCCCTACAATTTCGTCAGGTAAGACAACCAAAGTCATAATGACATCCACACCGCAAGGTATGAACCATTTCTTCCGTATGTGGGAAGATGCACTTGGAGATTATTCTACCACAGCGGAAGGTAATGGATACGTCAAGAGTGAGATTAAATGGAATGAAGTACCCGGAAGAGATGAATTATGGGCTAAACGAGAACGCAGAAGAATCGGCGAAATACGTTTCAACCAAGAGTATCTATGTGATTTTGTTGGTTCTGTATCTACACTCATTGACCATCACCACTTAAAAACAATGAAGTATACTAAACATATTAAAATTCCTAAACTTCCTGACTACATAAAAATCTGGGAATTACCTAGACCAAAATTAGAAATAGAAGCCAAAGACTGGGAATATGTTGCATCATTGGATTCGGGTTATGGTATGCATGCGGATAATACAGTGCTTCAAATATTCTTAGTGAAGTCAAATATAACAGCACATCAGGTTGCTAAAATGTCAACCAACAGCATGGATATTGAAGACTTCTGTAAGAAAGCAAACTTTTTACTCAAAAAATATCATAATCCCGGCTTGATCATAGAGCAAAATGGGCCGGGACTTACGGCTATCAAGTTTTTCCAGAACATCGCAGAATATGAAAACCTACTTCACTTTGATCCAAAGGGAAAACATATGGGTATCTGGGCTACCGATAAATTGAAAGATAATGCGTGTGTATTGATGAAAACTTACGTACAGAGAAATTTCTTGAAAATTCACGACAGAGATACCATTAATGAATTACATGCATTTGGTAGACTTACCCAGAATAAATGGGGAGGACTAGGAGGAAACCACGATGATCACGTTACATCACTGTACTGGATTCCATTTTATCTTCAATCTCCCCTATTCTATGGTAAAATTGTGGAAGTAAATATTAAGAGTTTTGCTGAAGATGATTTCGCATTAGCTACCAAATCAGAGATGGAAAATACTGACATGGCATTACATAATATGCAAGATCCTAACTTCAAAAGAGAAGAACTAGAAAAGGGTTCAACGTATTTACCAGAAGAATACGATGACGATGATGATGACGATGATAAAAAAGAAGGTGGTTTATTCTTTCGCGCATAACTAAATCTTATAAACTATTATTATAATTACAGTTGGAGTATAAAAATGCGTAGTTTTGGCAAAAATTTTGAAAAAATCGAAGAATTAAAAGCATGTACAGAAAGTGTTGGCGAAAAAGATTTACTTACATTCGACCATTCTGATGAAGAACAGGCTAAAATGGACAATATTATGGTTCCTTGTTTGGAAAATAATACATACGAATATTCTAAGAAAACTGAAAAACCTAAAGAAGAAAAAGCTGTAACTGAAGGGATAGAAGATATCCCACAAGAACTTCAAAAGGAAGAAGAGGATGTAGTTGTTACTACCGCCCCGGCAGCTGATGATCCCCAATTAGAAAAAATAGGTCTCAAGAAAAAAGAAGGTGCTGCAGGAAATTCTACTAAAGATAAAAAACCTGAACCACAAATGGGTGCAATTGGCGGTCTAAACTTCAAAAAAGAATGTGGACTTGCGGATGCAGCAATACAAGAAGGCTTTAATCCAAGCGACGTTGTAGATGATACTTCCATGGAAATAGCAAAACATAATGCTCAGGAAAATGTTATTGAAAGAGTAAAAAATGTATTCAACGATGTATTTGATGACAAGTTCACAAAAGCCAAGAAAAAAGAATATGATTTAGATTCAACTATACTTCCAATCGGAGGTATAGTAAGTTCAAACAAATTTGACAAGGTTCCAAAAGAATACAAACTGATGCCGAAAGGATGGTAAGATTTAATAAAAAATTAAGTCAACTTGAAGCCGTTCATCAGGTTAACAATCCTACATTTCAAAAAGCCGACCCTACACAACTCTCTGATTTCATTCATCACGTTTTTGAAAATCAAGAACAGTACAAGTTAGGTGAAGTATCGAAGGAATGGTTTTTAAATCTTTCTACCGATAAAAAGAAAGCCACCGTTTTTATAGATGGATTACTTCAAGAAAGTGGATACATGATTTCAAAAAAATCTATATTGGAAAGTATAGAGGTATTTAAAAAAGATGAAAAAAGCTAGATTATATTACGATGGTAGTTGCCCGGTGTGTGCAAACTACGTGCGATTAATCATGAAAAAGGTTAATACCCGGCAAATAGAATTCATACCTACACACGATAATTCCAAAGAGTTTCAATTCATAACCGCAGAGAACGTAGCATACACTGGTACAAAAGCCATAGAGATGTTAGCTGCAAACTTCCCAGAAATTTTAAACTACTTCTGGATGCTACCACCCAAATTTAAAGTCAAAGGAGTGAAAGCTGCTTATAAAGTTGGTGGAGTACTGCGTAAAATAATTAAGAAGAAAAATAAAAAAGGATGTGGTTGTAAATAATACAACTACATAATTGGAATAGTTGTTTCCTTGCCCTTTGAAAGATGTGGCAAAATTACATACAAAACACCCATATCAAATTTAGCAACCATATTAGGCTCATCAATATTTCGATTGAAGGGGAACCTGAATTTAAACTTATTAAACAATGATGGCTGTACCGTACTCTTTGCATTTAAGATAGGATCTTTACCTCTCTTACCTTTCTTTATCTCTTTTCTGAGAGCGTCAATAGAATTTATCCTTTTACCCACGATCACAAGATGTCCATTATCAAGAGTGACTTGTAAATCTTCCTTTTTAACACCAGCCAGATCAATAAATATATGATATGCTCCCTCTACCATCGCCATCTGTAAAGGAGGATAAGTCGGATTCTGCTCAGTTTGTTGAATATCGATATTCTGTGGAGCTTTTTTAGTGGTTTGTTTTTTACCCTTGGTAGGAGGTCGTTTTACTTTGTTTGCTGGGGCAGCTCCCGGCACATTAATACCCGGAGGAACATTTCGGGTCATTAAGCCTGCAGCCTCTTCTCTAGTCATGGGTCTTTCCGCGCCAGTTTTATCATCTCTTATCAATAATTGATTAGGTGAGCTTACCTGATCGTGTTGTTCTACATTCATTGGCATATCTTCATCTCCATTTTCTTCTTTTGGTTTTTCATGTACATAAAAAACGTTGTCTAAAACTGCTTCCTCTTTATTAAATTTAGTTTTTTTCTCTTCGAGATATTCATTTTTTTCATCAATTAAGGGAGTAGATGTTTTAACATCCTCCTTTCTACCCGAAAAAATTCGATTTAAAAATGACATTCATTTACGTATCACTGTTTATAACACAAAACATTTCGCGAAATTTTGATATATCAGCCGATTTTCTAAGAGTTCGGATAGCTTTGTCTCTGATTTGTCTCACTCGCTCATGTGATTTTCCTATGAGTTCCCTGACATTTCTTAAAGGAAGTGGATCTCCCGTCTTAATTCCATACAAATTAGTTATTACTGTCATCTCTTCTTGGGTTAATTCTTTGGAAAAGGATTCCATTAAAGCTTCTTTCAATTTTTCCTTCACATGTTCTTTTTCCACGTCTTCTACGCTGTCATCTCTGATGATTTCTGCTATGGACAAATCTTCCTTCCCTTTAACAGTCGAATCTATAGAAGCATGAATACTGGCTATCTCATGTAGATATTGTAAATCTTTATCAAAATCTGTGACATCCTTGGTAACTCTGGCTTTATTAAGTCTGACTTTATGGTGTGATGGTAATTTTATAAGATCGTTATTTTCCAGATACTTACCCATCTTACAT